AAGTTACTACTACCCAGAATCACAATCTGAGTGAAAGACTTGTAGTTCATCTTGATCACATTCTGCTCAAACCATTTCTGCTGATCAATGGCAGAGGCAGCCTGGTCCAACAGAGAATTGTTGCGCCAGATCTCAAAGGTATTTGGTTTGATACCACGCACCACTTTCCACTTTGTTCCACCAATAGAAAACTCAACTTCTACCAGACAATCTTTCTCATTGACAGAGTTGACAAGTTGTGGTTTATTAATCTTACGAAATGGTTTACCAAACAAAGAAAAGGTAAGCGCATCCAACATGGTGGACTTACCCGTCCCATTCGTTCCTAGAATGAGAGTTGTTGTGTGTTCAGTAAAAGATAGTTCAGTGAATTGATTTCCCGTGGAGAGAAAATTTTTCCATCGAATACATTCAAATAAAATCATGCTCTTCTTTAGGCGGGATCACAAAGTCGTGGGAGCTGATAACAGTATACCTGTAATCATGATATTCGCAAGTTTTTATCATTACCTCATCTTCTACTTCAATCACATGCATCTCAGGACTTCCATCGTCCTCCATCATCATCGCATATCTCATCGCATCATCCTCTTCCTCAAACAGATAAAGGATTTGATCACCATCATCATCTGTTACTGAATATGCTCCTTCTTTCTCCTTTCCGTGAATTGTAATGATATACATTAGATCAACTCACATGCCTCCTGATACACCTCATGAATAGTTTTTTGAATTAAGGATTTATCCAAAGGCACATCTGCCTCTTCAATGTATCTATTCAGAATCGTCAGAGTGTCCTCTGACTCAAACGTATCAGACTCTACTTTATCATACCATCCACCAAAGTCAAAGTTCTCAACAATCTTTAGGTCAGCAACATTTGATGCCTGAAGTTTATCAACGAACTTCTCAAACTTCTTGGTGTCTGATTTCTTACGGACAACCACCTTAACAATCTTATCCTCATACTCACGAGTATCAAACGTTTGATGAGGAGTGTCCTCGTAGTAAATGTTATGGAACAGTTTGAATGGATTATTAACAGGAGTATGCTCTAGGGTTTCTGTATCAAAGATATGGAAACCACGAGTATCATTCACGTCTGTCCAGAACATCTCATAAGGATTGCCAAGATAATGAATATCTCCTATGGACGATCGAGTGTGATAGTGACCGCTGAAGACCTTGGAGAACTTCTCAAATAGTTTGCTCTCAATACCTTGCTCCATGACGACTGCACGATTAACTCTAAATCCTCTGAGTTCAAGGTGCCCCATCGCACATATGCTAGAAGTATTTTTGATAAGTTTGAAAGTACTCTCTTGATTCTCGTCATTGATCCACGGGATAAAAACTACGTTTAAATCACCAAGTTTTGCTTCAGTTGGTTCTGAATATACAACGACGTTATCATACTCACGGAGTAACAAATCAACGGCATTGACATTATTGGTGTTCTTATAATATGCGGTGTGATTTCCAACAACAGTATGTATGGTGACCCCCATCTCACGCAAGCGATCATAGTAGTTCTTCTGCGCCCAGGCTAACGCAGAAAAATCAATGCCCTTACGACTATCAAAGGTATCTCCCATATCAACAATGGTAGTAATCCCATGCTCCTCCAGATAAGGGAAGAACACCTCATTATAGAACTTCAGAAAATATTCGTGGAATAGTTTTGAATTCTTCCTAGCACCAAAATGTTGATCTGTAATTATTGCGACTTTCATCAATAACGCAGTTTGGAATGCACAGCATCTTTGATTTGATTATAGTCGGAATAATTAGATCCGTCAAGAGTATTACTATCATCAAACACTTCGCTGTAACCGGAGCGTTCAATGATTTTATTCTTGATCTCTAACTGTCTTTTCTCTCGCTGAATACGACGCAGAAAAGCGTAATGAATAATCTGAGTGAAATACGCAAAAGGATTTTGGGATTTCTCTGGGTTAAAATTATGTATATACTGTACGCAATTTTCGATACCATCCGAAATCATATCTTCCTTGAACATATAGTTCACGAAGTTTGGTTTGAACGATAAGTGATTCGCAATCTTCAGGAAACACTCCCCAATGTAGCGAGGAATGGGAGGTTTAGGAAGACCCTTTGCTAGTGCAATCTCTTTATCTTCACGATACTTGATCAGTGCTGCCAGGAACTCTTTGTTATTAACATAGTGTTCCGATCTTTTTCTTTTTGCCATGCCTGGTCTTATCATAAGTTTATCTCATAATATGTATGAATTATACCACGGCACTAATTATAAAACAACACTTGACAAGTTATAAAATATGAGTAGAATGACCTTTGTGGAGGTTGATAAGAATACTATTAAGTATCAGAGGTCTTATTAAAGATCTTCTCTAGGAGTTCTTTAGTATCATGTACATTACCAACATATCCCATTCTACGATTGATTTTGGTATTTGTATCTTTCTTTGAGGAGCGAACGTAGTTCTGATACATCATTATCATTTCTATATCATTAGACTCACTCATCGTCAATACATCATCTAGATTGATAATGAACATGTCTTCTGTGGTTGTCTTCAACCAAGGTTCTACTTTATATCCAACTGTTCCCATTTTACCTTTTATTTCATTCACAACGATTGGATTAGTAATCAATAGCATCGTTCTGCCATCTTCTTCTGAAGCAGCAACTTTGGCAAAGATCTCTTCACCTGATTTTAGTTTGACTGTTGAGAAAAAATCGTCTTCTATCATACCTTTAATTGAATAGTGATTATGTCATAATTAAATTTCTCTTCATTGTAGATTTTAATTCTTTCAATAAAGTGGTTTAGTGTGTAATTTTTTCTGGACTTGGTTGAACAATCATCAGAGATGTCGTACAGAGTTGCTTTTACTTTGTCTTTTCCTTTTCTAAGAACTCGTCCAATACTTTGAAGATTACGGATTCTTGACTTACTTGGAGAGGCAAAGATAACGTTATGGAGGTTTTTAATGTTGATACCAGTAGAAAAAGTTCCATAAGAGGCAACAATGATAGCGTTGTTTTCTCGTTCTGTGATTTCTCTGACTAATTCTCTCTCCTCTGCGTCTACTCCACCATGTATAAAAAATACCTTACGGTTCTCACCCTTGTTTTTATTTATCTTTTCATAGAGTACTGCTCCATGGCTCTCGACTCTTTGGAAAAGCACAAGTGTATTCCCTTTAAGATCAAGTGCTAGATTCTTGATAAAATTATTACGTTGTTCATGAGAGATTAAATACTGTATTTCGTCCTCATAAGTATCAAACGTTTGTGGTGAATGCTTGAGGACTAGACATTGTATATCCAATTGTGACAGATGACCTTGCTGCATCAACTCATCAGTCCTTGTTACTTTGTATGATGGACCAAACAATCCTTCCAATACCCACTTGTGAGTTTGTGTGCCGTCTAGTGTTCCAGTAAAACCAAATCTATACTTTGCGTGATGTAGTTTGGTCATGATCTGAATCAATGACTTGGACTTGAATAAATGCGCTTCATCGCCTATAATTACGTTATATTCCTCAAAGAAAGAACGCTCAAGTTTATATACTGACTGCCAAGTAGTGATAGTTACAGGAGCTTCATTACTTTTATCGCGACCAGAATAGATACGATGACAATATGAATCAGCATCCCAACCATAGTCTAGGAAATCCTTATACATCTGCTCTACTAGGGATGTCGTCGGAACAACTAGCAAGATTTTTTGACCTTTGTCTACATAATACCTTACGAGAGAATAAATCATCAAAGATTTGCCTGAGGCAGTGGGAGATATCAATAGTTTTCTATTATGTTTTAGAGCGTCGAATACTCCCTCTATTTGATACTTCCTCGGAGAGTGAGAACAAATAGAACTCATGTAATCTTTTACACCTTCATACGAGATACCATCATTCTCCTCATAGGGTGTCCCGTAGAATTTGTTATTTTCAAACTTGTAACTATATCCGTATTGCTTACAGAAATTGACAATCTTATCTAACAGACCCACATAGATCTGTTTAGAACGCATGTCATATAAATGAATTTCTCCGTTCCAATTTCTACCACGATACTGTGGCATGAACTTCGCATTTGGAACTTCAAACTTAAAATGATCCCTCAGTTCATATTCGATATGAGGTTCAGTGTTTATCTTTAGAAAAACTTCGTTGGATTTGGAAATAACAAGGTCCGTCGTTCTCACAACAATCCATTCATCTAAAGATATTTATTACATATTGCTAAACCTATGTTCCAGCACGATTCTGTAAAAATGATCTCGCATGGCAAGTAATTCCTCTTGTTCTGTAGGATCTCCACCAGACCATTTATCTACTGCTTGAGAGAGACCCGTGTGAATAACACGAACTGCCTCTATTGGCAGTTCTAGATGATAATACTGATCTTCATCTTCCACAATTACACTTGCCTCCTTTGTAATTAGAACACTTTGATTTCTTACACTTCTTTTTGGATTTCTTTTTCATCCTAGTCCTGCATTAAATCTCATGAACTCGATAGCGTTTTTGATTTGATATGTTCTATTTGTAATCTGTTTTAAGATGCTTTCAAGATACACTAACATTGTATCATAGTAATCTATCTTCAAACACACTGTAGACAATTTTTCGTCAGCGTCAAGGTATTTTTGCATTGTATCCTTGTCGCGAATCTTTTTTGGAAAAGGATTTTCCACGTAGACATCTGGATCTGCTTTACCACTGAAGTATTCATAACGTTCGTGGCGAATATTTTTTCTCTGTTGCTCTGCTTTCTTCCGCATCAGGAAGATGGTATTATATAATTCAAAATATTTTGCGTGAAGAGAAGGGATATTCAGAGACTCCTCATGAAGGTTGTCTCTGTCTAGTTTTGCGTCTTTCTCCCACATATCTTGAATTGAATCAAGATCAAAATTCATATGGCGTTGCCGTTCAAATCAGTTATATTGTAGATAGTATACTTGAATTCGGCATCCGCTGTAAAGTACTGGATGTCCGTATCTGTAGCATCAAACGTCAAAGTTGTCAAAGACACTGGGAACAAATCTTTGAAATTAACGTTGAACTTTGGAATAAGATTGCTACTTAAAATCTGGAGAGTTCCATCAGAATAGATATCATCTCCTCTCTCATTGGTGACTCTGGTAGGAAGAACACCACCAGACTCAAACTTATTAAACTCTGCAATGGACTCTGGGAAACCTAGTCCTCTAATCCACTTTTGGATTTCCATATAGTTTTTTAGATCTTCATCAACTAAAAATCTAATAAACAAATCACCAAAAGCAATCTTATCTCCAGGTGTTGGGATGTCTCTCAAGTAAGAAGGTTGATCAACTACACCTAGAGATAAGTCGGGAATATTTGCTTGATTACAAAAGAATGCTGTTTTTGGACTTCTGGTAAGAGTAAACTTAAAGCCAGTAGGCGCAAGAAAGTTTCTATTGTCAATCTGGTTATATGAAGAATCTCTTACATCGACGACCATGACTTATCACTCAGCATGAACAGTGGCTTTTCTCCATCCACCATTCTTTCCATCAGGATTGTTCATCACAGCATTAGCAGCTGCTTCATCATCATACTGAATTCTGTCCTCATAGATGTCCGTCCACCTTCTATTGCCAGCATAAAATACGGTGATGGTTTCATCAACAAGACTTGGCTTTTTAATATGGTAGGGCATTGTTGTCCTCAGTTGGTTTACAGCTATTTATACAAAAAAAGGACCCCGAAGGGTCCTTGGAGAAATATGTGTCCGATGGATCACATGAGGTTCTTAACAGCAACGCGACGATAGTAGCGGTTCTGGTTGACCTTGAGAGCGCCGAGACCCTGGTTGGTTCCTTCTGCGAATGGGTTAGCAACGAGACCATAGCGGGTCTTGAAGCCAATCTTGGGCTGGAAGGAGTTCTCACCAACGGCACGTACCATCTGGAGAGGTACATATGGGCAGTAGAAGAGTCCAGCGTCATAAGGGTTGGTTCCCTTATAACCGACAACGTAATACTGGTTACCGTTTGCTGCGTTAGCAGAGGTGAGGTTGGAGGAATAAGGATCGATGTATACACGATACTTACCTTGGAGAACACCAGCGAAGGTGTTACCAGTGTCATCAACGTTCAGGTTAGCGTTGAGTGCAGGGGTGTA